AAGATATTAAGAGAAAAAAGTTAGCTAAAAAACGAGAGCTTGCGAAAGCTAAGAAGTTTTTTACCGAACAGAAAGATAAATATAAAGTTCCCCTTGAGTCAAGTGGGGGTGGATTATCTGAAGATCAAGAAAAAAATCTTAATGCTTACAAAAAGTATGTAGAGGACTCTAAATCTCTTGAAGATCAACAAGCGAAAATAAGAGATTATTTTGTAGATCGTACTGAAAAATTATTCACCAGTGATTTCAAAGGTTTTGAATTTACTGTAGGAGACGATAAAAAAATAACTTTTAAGCCTGGGACTTATGAAGAATTAAAAAACAAACAAGTTGATGTCAACAACCTTTTAAGCCGATTTGTGGATGACAAAGGTTTAATGAGTGATGCAACAGGTTATCATAGGGCTTTATCGGCAGCGATGAATCCTGATAAGTTTGCAAAATTTTTCTATGAACAAGGCGTTGCTTCGGCAATAGATGATGTAGCGAGAAAATCCAAAAATATAACTATGGATATTAGAAAATCGCCACAATTAACTACTAAAGACGCATTAAAAATAAGATCGGTTGGTGATCAATCAAGTGGTAGAGGACTCAAAATTAGAAGTATTAAAAAAGTTTAACAATTTAAAATTTATTTATTATGGCAGTAAATGCAACACCAACATACGATTTACAACCATCTGCGCAACAGGTTCCGACCGAGCAGAATTACATGAATAACTTTGATTTCTTGAATCAGTATCTACCCGATACTTATGAAAAAGAATTTGAAAGATATGGTAATCGTAGCGTAGCTTCCTTCCTTAGAATGGTAGGAGCTGAAATGCCTTCTAACTCTGACCTTATAAAATGGGCAGAACAAGGAAGGTTACATGTAAAATATGCAAGATGTACATCTGCAGCAGCAGCTGCAGCCGACACAGCTGTTTGGACAGTCCCAGGAGTTGGGGTAGCTCCAGGTACAGCACCGAATGACCCTGCAAACTATAACCCACAATTAGATGCGAACTCAGGAACATTGTCAGCTATTAGAGTTGGACAAACAGTTATGATTTCGGATAACACTGCGGGTTCTTCGCTTTCTAATAAAGCGGTAGTAACAGTAGCGCCAACATCAGCAGCACCAAATGTCTTCACAGTAGCTTACTATGAAGGAGGAGGACAAGCGATGGCAGCAGCAGTATCTTGTGATATATTTATTTATGGATCAGAATTTAACAAAGGAACAAACGGAATGGTTGGTTCTCTTGATTCTGATGACATATTCTTTGATAACAAACCAATTATTATTAAAGATAAATACTCTGTATCTGGTTCTGATATGGCTCAAATTGGATGGGTCGAAGTAACAGGTGAAGACGGAGTAAATGGATACCTATGGTATTTAAAGTCTGAACATGACACAAGACTGAGATTTGAAGACCACATGGAAACTGCAATGATTGAAGCAGTTCCAGCAGAGGCGGCTTCAGGTGCAGGTGGATACTTCCAAGGAGTAGCCGCAGCAGCATCGGCAGCGGATCTAAATGGTTCTGATGGAATCTTTTATGTCGTTGGAGCAAGAGGTAATGTTTGGGGTGCTGGAAACCCTGTAACTTTAGCTCAGTTTGACAGTGTTATTCAAAGACTTGACAAACAAGGTGCTATTGAAGAAAACGTGATTTTCGTTAATAGACAATTTTCATTTGATATCGATGATATGTTAGCTGCACAAAACTCTTATGGAGCTGGTGGCACATCATATGGTTTATTTGATAATGATGAAGAAATGGCCTTAAATCTTGGTTTTTCAGGATTTAGAAGAGGTTATGATTTCTATAAAACTGATTGGAAATATCTAAACGATCCTACTATGAGAGGCGGTTTAGTAGCTGGTAAAGTCAACGGACTATTAGTTCCTGCTGGCTCTACTTCAGTATACGATCAGATTCTTGGCAAAAATGCTAAGAGACCGTTCTTACACGTGAGATATAGAGCTTCTGAAACAGAAGACAGACGTTATAAAACTTGGATTACTGGTTCTGCTGGTGGTGCAAGAACTTCTGATCTGGATGCAATGGAGGTTAATTTCTTAACTGAGAGAGCAGTTTGTACTTTAGGTGCAAATAACTTCTTCTTATTCCAAGACTAATAAGAAGTATATAATATGTGAGGGGAGGGTTTCCTCCCCCTCATATTTTTTTAATCTAATTTAATTTAAATAAAATGAAAAAAATAAAAGAAAAGTACGTTGAAAAAGCGTACAAGCTAAAAGGAAATAAATCTCCGTTAGCATATATGTTGGCATCACGCCACTCAAACCGATTTCCCTTATTATATTTTGATGAAGACACAGGAGTAAATAGACCTCTTAGGTATGCTCGAAATCAAAAGTCTCCTTTTGAGGATGAACAAGACGGAAATGCGGTATTAGAACCTATTGTTTTTGAAGACGGCATGTTAGTCGTTACTAAACAAAATCAGGCACTTCAACAGTTTTTATATTATCATCCTCAACGCAATAAAGTATTTGAGGAAATAAATAGAGAGCAAGATGCTCATGAAGAGTTACAGTTTGTAGAAAGAGGATTAGATGCTCAAATAGCAGCTAAAAATTTAAATGGTGAAGTTCTTCTTACAGTTTGTAGGGTATTAATGGGGTCTGTGGTAGATAGAATGTCTACAGCAGAATTAAGAAGAGATATATTACTTTATGCTAAACAAAATCCAACGGAGTTTTTAGCGGTTCTTAATGATCCTATGTTAGAACTTCAAAATGATGTAGTACAGTTTTTTAATAAAAGCTGGTTAGTGTTAAAAAATTCAGGTAAAGACGTATATTATAATTTACCTAAAAATAAAACTAAAATGCTAACTGTTCCTTATGGTGAAGATCATTACTATATTGTTGCATCCTTTTTTCAAGATGATGAAGGATTGGAAATTTATAAGCTATTAAAAAAACGCTTAAAAAATAAGAAATAAGATTAGTATCTTTGTATTATTGTTTAACCCCATAAATTTTTTTAACTATGGTAAAATATCTTAAAATCAGTTTAAGTGATGCTTATCACTTGATTCCTATTAATAATATTTTAGGAGTCGAAGTAGGTGCAAACACAAAAGTCAACATCCTTTCTAATGTGACAGGACACACAGCTACAGGCGCTTCTGAAGTTTTAGGTTATGAAATCACTGCTACTACAGCAAGTGATGCAGCTAAAACTAAAGAGCAACTGAACAGTATTGTGGCGGCTATTGAAAATGCTATGGCAACCAGTTGGACGAGTTCAACTTATCTACTTGAGCCTAAATACGCTATTACAGGTGTAGGTCAGATTGAAGTAGAGTGGTCTGCATAAGATTACTTAACAGCAAATTAAGAAGAGGTTTAAAACAATTAAGCCTCTTTTTTTTTTATTATCTTTGTTTAAAAGATAATCCATGATAGACTCGGTAAGAAAAACTGTTCAAGCAGTAGCTAATAAAAATAATTATGGCTACATATCTCCGCAAGATTTCAATCTGTATTGCTTACAAGCACAGATGGATATATTTGAAGATTATTTCTATCAATATAATGGGTGGATAAATAAAGAAAACGCAAGAACAGCAGGCACAGGATATGCAAATGTTGTTAAAGGTTTAGAAGAGGTAATAGAGATGTTTTCTGCTGAAGTTTATTTAGCTCAAACAGCAGCTGGTCTCAATAATAATTATAACTTACCAGCTGATTATTATTTGATAAACAAGGTTTTTTATTATCCAACACTTAAAGCGAGCGGAACAACATCGGGTGTTGGCGCTAATCAATTAATTGATGCTCTACAAACTTTTACTACTTCAGTCGTTGTAGGAGATTTAATAACAAATACCACAGATAATACCTCTGCATATATAACCGCTATTGTTAGTGATACTACATTAACAATTAGTGAAGATATTATGGTTGCAGCAGAAGCCTATAGTATATATGATAAAAATAATATTACAGAAGTTGAAAAAGTAAATCAAAACAAAATATATAAATTAACCAGCTCAAACATTACTGCTCCCACCACTCAATTTCCTGCTTATGTTTTAGGAGGAGCAAGTTCAAATATAACAGGAGCAAATAGTAATACTGGAAACACTATTACAGTTTATCCAAGCACAATAATAAAAGGCGGTGCAATACAAACTGAATACATTAGGTATCCTTTAGAGCCTAAATGGACATATTTATCAACTACTGGTAGTGATCCAGTATTTAATGAAGGGGCTGCAGACTATCAAGATTTTGAACTACCTAATTCCGATGAACCAGGATTAGTAGCTAAAATTTGTCAATATATAGGAATTGAAATTAGAGAAAGAGATGTCTATGATTTTGGACAAAAAGAAATAGTTGAAGATAACCAAATACAAACATAAAAATGGCATACATAAATCAATACGAATATTATACTAATTCAGAGATAGCTCCTACGGATTCAAATTGGGGGTCGTATCAATATGTGTCTTTAAAAGATATTGTCAATAATTTTATGCTGATGTATCAAGGAAACCACGAATTAATAAATAATATAAATCGTTATCAGGTCTTATTTCATGCTAAAAGGGGCATACAAGAGTTGAATTACGATGCAATGAAAGAAATTAAAATTCTTCAGTTAGATCTCGATAGTTCTTTGCGTTTTATATTACCAAGCGATTATGTTAATTGGGTAAGAATATCCCAGTATAAAAATGGGCTTCTCTATCCTTTAACTGAAAACATTCAAACCAGCTGGAGTAAAGCATACTTACAAGATAATGAGGCTAATGTATTGTTTGATCAAGACGGAAATGCTTTAAGTCCAGAATTTTCTGAAGTAGATTTAGAGCGTATGTCTGGTGGAAAGACAATATACTTAAATGAAGGAAGTATTTTTAATAATGAAGAAGGATGGTGTGTGGATGGTATATGGTATTTTGCCTATTCTGTTGGAGCAAGATTCGGTTTAAATACAGAAACAGCAAATGCTAATCCTACTTTTACTATAGACAAAAAAGCAGGCGTTATTAATTTTAGTTCAACTGGAGGAACTGGCTCTATTGTTCTTGAATACATTTCGGATGGAATGGAAAACGGTAATGATGCTGAGGTTAGTGTTAATAAATTATTTGAAGAATATATTTATGCTTATATTAAATATGCTATTTTGAATGGTAGATTAGGTGTTCAAGAATATGTGGTAAGACGCGCAAGACAAGACAAGTCTTCATTATTGCGTAATGCTAAATTAAGATTAAGCAATATACATCCTGGTCGACTTTTAATGAATTTAAGAGGCCAGAATAAATGGATAAAATAATATGGCGATAACTACTACTAATTTTATTTTAGGACGGATGAATAAATCCGTTGACGAAAGACTTCTTCCTAAAGGAGAATACATGGATGCCATGAATGTTCGTTTAGGTGCTACTGAAACCACTGAAATGGGGGCGGTAGAAAATTCTAAAGGCAATGATAAGCTAACTACTTTACAATTTCGTGGATCGAATCTTAGTGCTAATGCTACTTGTATAGGGGCGTATGATGATGGGGCAGAAGAGACAATGTATTGGTTTGTTCACGATCCTGTTAATCCTGTTGTAGGAAAAGCAGTAGATTTAGTGGTTTCTTATAATACCAATACTGCTACTTTACGATACCATGTTATTACTTTGTTGACATTAGCTTTTGATCCTGAATATTTAATTACAGGAGTAAATAAAATAGAAGACTTATTATTTTGGACAGATGACAAAAACCCTCCACGTAGAATTAATGTAAATTCTGCTTATTTAGAACCTACTAATCCAGGAAATACAGATCAAACTGTTGCTGAAGATTTAAATGTTATTGTAAAACCACCTGGATACGAGGATTCTGTGGGGGGAAGTGTTCCACTACCTGCTCCTACCTTTGAATTAGCTTCTGTTCCTGGTGGAGAAAATTATATAGAAAATAAATTCGTATCCTTTGCATATAGATATAGATATGCAAATAATGAGTATAGCGCTACATCGTTATTTACTAATCCCGCATTTCAGCCCAGTGCTTTTAAATTCTCAGTTAGGGAATATAATAATGAAGGGATGCAAAACAAATATAATGCAGTAAATATTACATTTAGCACGGGAAGTAAGCGTGTAGAAGAAATAGATTTATTGTATAAAGATTCTAATACAGCAAGTATTTATGTAATTGAAAATTTCAAAAAAGCTGATTATGGATGGTCAAACAATTCCACTCAAACCTATACTTTTACTAATAGTAAAATTTATTCTGTTTTAGGAAGTGATGAATTATTAAGATTATATGATAATGTTCCTCATGTTGCCAAAGCTCAAACGATGATGGGTAATCGTTTAATGTATGGAAATTATACCGATGGGTTTAATATAACCAATGTAAATGATCAGAGAATTGCTGTGGATTTTAATACTTCATTAACTACAAAATATGTAGCATTTTTAGAATTACCAGATCCTACATTAAGTAATGGCACTTCTTATACTATTGATCCCAATAATACAATAGCTGCTACTAATAGCGTTATAAATTTTGATTTAACTGAAATTGCGGATAAATTAAAAAAAGGATCTTCCCTTACTTTAGATTTTGAATTTGAGCATATGACATTAAGCGGGACAACTTCCACACAGTGTTATATAGATAATATAGATCACAAAACTGCTAATTTTGAACTTCAGGTATTTGTAACCTTAGAATCTGATTTTAATTCTGTAATAGATTTTGCTAATAGCTCACAGTTTGCTTCTGCTATAGGGACTATATTAAACACAAATTTTAATCCTATTGCTACTGCGGCAGATGGAACATCTTTAACAGATAAATTTAATGCTTATCTTGTTCCTCCTGCTGATCAGTGTGTATATACTAAAACTAACAGTAGTATTACGGATGCTACTGCTCAACAAGGATTTACAATAAGTGCTGCAGGCAATGTTATTTCTATTCAAACTATTGCAATGAAATATAGTAGTGTGACTGGCCCAACAGATATGTATGAGTATTTTAGATTTGGCGCTGGTGAAGCTGTATTTAGTACAGATGCTGATGTATCTTCTCTGCATAGTAATAGAGATTTTGAAACAGGTATTGTATATATGGACGAATATGCCAGAGCCTCTTCTGTTATGGTATCAGAGTATAATACTATTTATATTCCTCCAGCAAATAGCACTACACAAAATCGTATTAAAGCAACCATACAAAGTTATGCTCCCTCTTGGGCAAAGAAATATAAATTTGTAGTAAAACCAAGTAAGGGAGGATATGAGACTATTTTTTGTAATTTCTATTATGTACGCCCTTCCGATAATATGACCTTTTTTAAATTAGAAGGAGACAATCAAAATAAAGTAAAGACAGGAGATAGATTGATAGTTAAAACTGATGTAGCAGGCCCATTACCTACTTTAGTAAGAACTACTGTTTTAGGAGTTGGTGCGGAAGCGCGAGATTTTTTAACAGATGCAGGCGAAGTAGGTTCGACTGAAAATCAATTACCTGGATTATATATGCAAGTAAAGGTGGCTAATTTTAGTATTGAAATAGCTGAGGATTCTGTAATAGATCATGGAGAATATACTTATAGCTCAAGGACACGTAAATCGTGTCAGCCTAATGTGAGCTATCCTGCTGTAACATTTGATTGTGATACAAATACAGGTCAAGCAGACAATGAAACGGTTTATGAT